ATTTTAGCTTCCAAAGCGGAGAGCCGAGTAGCGAATTCTGCCATCTGTTTACCGAGGTCTTCCATGTTATAAGAAGGGGTTTCCATCTTGTCGGTGGGTTCAGCAGGCTTGTGTTCCATATTGATATTCTCCCCTTTGTCAACCGTTACACAACCGCAATCCGCAGAAAATAAACCTGTGGGGTTCGAAGCAGGGTGCTGGACTAGGTCGGCAGAGTATAGCTCAGAGCATCTCGCAAGGTCAAAATCTTGACCATTCATCTGCGATTCACCGCTGAACGAAATCGAAATCCCAAACGCATCTGGGATCTCGGAGGCCAAGTCCATGTAGTATTTTGCACGATCTTGGCGACTCTTGAGAAAAGTCAAATCTGCGAGGAGCTTTTTCTGATCACCGCTTTGTTCAATTCTGAAGTTCGTGAGCTTGCCGATAATATCACCGATACCAGCACCGTGATTTTCGTTTACTTTAACACCGCCCTTGAACTGCTCGGCACATTTCTTCACTTGTTCGAGAGTAGTCGAATCAATCTGAAGATTATGCCCCTTGGCCATGCCAGTTGTAAGAACAGAAACTCCGCTTAAAGTCATATCATCGCCCTCCTCGTAGTTATACTTTTTCTTTTTTTCCCCACCCTGCCCTTGAATAACAGCCGTGGGAATAGTTCCCGCTGGTGCTCCACCGCCATTTGCACCGCTAGCCGAGGACATCAAATCTTCCTGCTCCTCATCTTCATCCTCGTTCTGGGAAACGGCAGGCTCAATAGGGGTAGAATCGCTTCCAGATTCAGAATCGTTTATCATTTCCATTTCATTGTTATCAAAGATTTCAGACGCAATCTCTGCCCGATCTGAAGAGTCTGGGAATAACGCCATCATTCCTTCGTCAGATACAAACCTACCCAAGAAGTCGGTGAAGCTTTCGTCTGGATTAGGGCTTAGAATGCTACTATCTGACTCCAGATTTTCTTTTCTCTGCTTCTTTTTGGTATCACGAAAAATGCTAGCCCCTACCGCATATCTCTGCTTGGAATCTTTATAGTCCTTTACGGCGGTTGAATTGCCCATGAATTTGCTAATGAAATCGGCCATTCTTTCGCCTTTTTTGGGAGTTGGGAGAGGCATACGCTTGCTCGAAGTGTCAACTACTATATGTGTAGCAAATTGGAATGTGACTTTGTGCCTAGTTTTCTATCGCACCTTAACTTGGGGGGGACACAGCCCCCCGCATCATCCCAAACAAACTCCGTTGTGAGGCTTTAAACGCCATTTTAGTGCATCCCAATGAAGGGGTCAGACTCACCAAGATGCAAGTAGGGGAGCCTACGGAAGCAGACTCCCCTACCCGCCAACCAACCAACAAGCTATTTAATGTATTCCAACCAGCTCATCAGCCCCATTCCGATCAAAGCCCCAAGGCATAAGACAATCCACCACTTTAGAGCTTCCTCAATATCTCTGCTTTTCATTTGAAGTCCACTTTCTTTACCCCACCTGACTGAAGAAGGGTTGCCATCTTCTCCTCAATCATTCCCCTGCATTTCATCAAAGCCTTGAGCTCGCAGTCTGCGTAGATCGCCTTCGGCCATATCTTCTGCCACCGCCTATTGAATATGTGCCAAAGGCTCTGACCCTTCAGCTTTTTTGAGTCTCCAATCTCTACGGCATGGGCACAGGTAAATAATTCCTTCGCTTCCTTGGGCATTTTAATGACGATCATTTTCCAACCCCTATTCTCGTCAAAGTCTCACCGAGAGACAAAAGCCCTTGCGATCTTTGAACCGCCCTGCGAACCATTGAGTGTTTCAAGTTAGGAGTTATGCCCAGCTTGCTGAAGCCAGCCAAGTGTTTTTCAGCTTGCCGTTCCAAGCGGTCATCTTCTTCAAGCACCTCACAGGCTTCGTCAAAAAGCGAAACCCCCTTGTACGAGGAGTAGGTTTGCGTGTACTTGGGCTTCCAATCCCAATGCATATTCGAGTACCAGTTGCCATCGGTATGCTTCGTCCAACCACCATTGAACATGAACGCTCCCTCGCTATCCAAGACACAGAACTTACCGCCCATCTTGGACAGAGCATTCCGTCCAGAAACGGCAACGACAAGTGCCGAGGCTCTGGAGTCGGAGAACTCGCCATCAACTTCGATTCCGTTACGCTTTAGAACGGAGGCGAGGACGCTGTTCCAATCAGACCAAGTTCCGTTGTGGAAAAGCACCGAGTCGCTTTGCCCTTGGAGAGATTGCGATGGGCGAGGGCTGATGGGGAACGGATGGCAGAGGACTGGCTTCACACCGCCGACAGTTGCGATGCGGAAGTGGGCTACGACCGCACCACCCTTCGTCTGCATAATATCGTGGATGAATTCGGCATCGACTCCCTTGCGGAAAGTCGGCTTGCCGTTTTCAAGCCACGCTACGCCACCGCCGTCACGATTGCTACGCTCGCAACGCTTGAGGGTTTCGAGGGTCGGGCGGTTTTTCTTGCTGGGACTTATTACGATTACGCACATATTGTTTTTTCTTTCTTGGTTGGTTGTTTGGTTGGTTAGACTGAACCTCTCACATGGGACTGCCAGAGGGGGGTCGACATCAGTTCAACGGCTTGGTCAACGGCGATGTAGCAATGGCCACGCTCGGAGGCGACAGGGAGCGAACCATTTTTCAACCGATCAAACCAAGCACAGGAGGCGTATCCCCAGTTGAACATCGAGCGAGAGAACCGCTTGAGTGTGGGGAAGAAGTTAGTGATGTCCCTGCGGGAACGCCAAGCCCAGATGGTGCGGAAGAGTTCGGAGGCAAGAGTCCGCTCGATTCTGCGGGAGCTAGACCAGTTGGGGATGTTGGCTCGGTTGGCTTCTTGGCAAATCAAGAACACGCTGGAGATGATGAGCATAATTTTGTTGGGGTTGAGAGTCGTGGAAAAACCACGGAACTCAATGCAACCAGTAGAGCGGAGTTTGGAGAAGTTGATGAGGGCGTACTTGCCGATGTTGATGTTGAGCGTTCCGTAATCTTTGGCTCGCTTGATTTCAGCGTCCAAGGTGCGGGAGGGGTGAAACGGACACCATTGGCTACGATCTCTACGCTCGGCATTTTGTCCGTACAAAACAGGGGAGAGCTTGAATCCGAGCCGAGCTACCTTCTCGCACCAGTTCAAGATTTGGGCAGGGGAGGACGAACCGCACGAAGTTCCAGCGTGAATCGTCACATGGATTCCACCTTGAGTCGAACCGCCCATCCGAATCGGACGCTTTGCTCCGATTGCCTTGAGGAAAGTGAGGAATTCGAGGATATGCTGGAGTCCTTGATCGCCCTTGAGGACAGGGGAGACAAACTCGCATTTTTTGAATCCGTCAGCCGTGCGAATCGAAGGGTCTTCATCCGCTTTCCAAGTTTCACCAGCGAAGCGGGGAGCTTGAACAACTTGGCCGTTGGAGAGAGTAACCTCGGTAACAGGGAGTCCGTTGCCGTGGTAGCCAATACGAATGGCGATGTTGGTGGGAATTTGAGTTTCGATCTCGATTCCGAAGGTCGTTTGGTTGTTTATCATGGGAGTGAGTATGCCCTTTCCAAACCCGCTTGGCAAGATTTATTTTCAATTATTTTCGAGAGCAAGACACACAATAGCTGTGTTTTACAGAGGAGGGTAAAAATAACCTTAAAATATTTATTTAAGGCAGAGGAAATTTACGATTTTTGACTGCTCTTCCAGCGTGGTATTGCTCATCCGAGTAACGAATGGAATTAGTTCTCTATCTTCCGCTATGTTTTTATACTTTGTATCTCTTCCCTTCAAGAAAGTTTCGGATTGATTTGAGCCTCTGGCTTTGTATCTTTTTTCTAGCATTTCTTTTGGTGCAGTTAAAATTAAGATTCTTAACTTCGTGTCTGGAAGAACGGATAGGAACTTCAAGAAAGACGGCGTGAAAAGCCTATCCCCCTCAAACAATATATTCCTCTTCACATAGTGTACAAAGTCCTGTGCAGTTGGCTGGACTGCCATACTTAACTTGTCCGTTCCAGAGAACAATTCGTTCGTCTGGTACTTTCCCAAAATAAAAAGGTCGAGCATTTGGCTATACATACAAGGGATGGATTTAATCAGTCTGTTTTTAGATGCTGGCGGTGCTGGCTCTAGCGTCTGCCACTCGCCGTGAATCTCGATAAACTTCCGCATAAGCGTGGTTTTGCCAGTAGCGGGAGAGCCACCTATTGCCGTTATTGTTCTCATCTTTCGTTTAGCCAATCCAGCCGATTGATTTGACCAGAGTTATCCTTGGATATAAATGAGTAGCCCCTCTTGTCGATACCTTTTTTGGAGACTAGCCTCTTGTCCAAGGTTTCATTCCTCGCCTGCCATAGAACTTTCCACTCGATTCCAGACCATCCATCGCCGTCTGCCTTGCTGATTTCTTCTGCCTGCCTGTCGAGATAGTATCCTAGATACCTTCCGTGATGGTTTCTGAACAACTTTTTGTATGAGCAGAGGCAAGTTTCCATCGAAAAAGGGTCTGCATGCTTGGCTACATCTGGAAATCTCTGCCTTGTTTCGAGTAGAATCTGATTGCTTTCTGATTCCAGCGAGTTGTATTCCATTGGCGTTAGCCTTGAATTGCACCTATCGTCCTGTCCCAACGCAAGAATAAGGCCATTTCTGTGCGATTTTGAGCCATCGTAGTCGTTTAGCATCAGTCCTGTGGGGTAAATATCCAAACTAGCCGTCTGCTTTAGGTGCTGTAGGTAAAACCAAGTCGAGTATCTGCCGAACTTATGCAGGCTATTCTTCACCCCATTCCAGAGGCTAGTAAAGGATTCGGATTCGTTTGATCCTAGAAAGCTAGTTATTCTCTCTCTCTGCGTCTTTGCACCTATGAACTTTTTATACGAAGCGAACATAGACGGCAAGTGCCCCTTGTTCCACTTGGTGTCTGTTTGGTATCTCAGTCTCTTGTAGTTCTTTTGATTCCACTCCTCTATTCTGGACTCCGTGGCAAGCTCGAAGTCTGGAAATTCATTCATCAGAACCCAAGCCGTGGGTAGGTTGTATGTGTTTCCGTACAGCCAGCACAGCCAAAGCCTCTGCTCGTCATTGTGTTCGTATCTTTTGTTGATGTAGTTCGTCATCCAAACGGCAGGGTCGCAATCCAAGAACCGCAAAGACCAAGCGTACCATCTTATGAATCCCTCTCGCCTATTCGCTTTCTCGTATAGGTTCATTTCTGGAAAAGTGCGTTGCGTAGCCAGAAGCTTCCAGCCTTGGCGATTGCGGTGTTTACTTCCTCTAGCTTCTTCTGACTGAACTTGTGTCCCTCTATGGTTTCTAATGCAAGTTTTTTGCACACCTTCGGGCTGGGAATTCCGATGATCGGATGCTTTACGCAAGCATCTCGATAGTCCTTCTGCTCTTGAACTGTCTGGAATATTCTTTGATCCGACCTCAGAGAGCCAGTTGGATCAACACCCCAGAACACAAGTCCGTTTCTAATGTGCCAAGTCAGCGATGACGGAGTGCAAGACAGCTTTAACCTTTTGCATTTTTTCTCCAAGCACGAATACCTTATGAACTCCCGCCACAGCAAAGACGCATACCCTTTCCCCTCGTTGCCCTGCGTAGTCACTATCTCGTATAGATTCACATACTCGTCTCGGTTGTATGTGCAGAAAATGACAGAAACTATCTTACCATCGACCTCAAGACCAAGCGGGGGATTCTTTTTGTAGTTCTCGAATCTCTTCCAAAGGCTGTGTGAGTTAGACAGGAACTTGGTATTATCACCAGATGGCGATGAATTTAGCGTGGAAACTACTGAATTCTCACTTAACAGCTTCATAGTTTATTTGTAGGTCAGTTGATATTGCACCAGAATCTTCCTCGGTTATGCAGAGGCTTTTGTCTGCCTTGTAATAGACATTTGGTTTGGCTCTTTCGATCTCCTCCGAGATGCCAGCCCTCTTGAGAATGTCTGCAGTTGAGGATACAAAGATGTTATTTTCCAAGCGACAAAAGTAAAGTGGCCTTTTTCCGTTGCGGTAGAACCTTATATGCCCCTCTGGGTATAGCTCACAGCAGGCTATCGAGGCATTTTCCCACTTTTTGAGAGGGTTTTTCCCATCGAGAATAGATTTTAGAAGAAGCTCTGTGTCGTTTCTTGTTTCGCAATCGTAGCCATATAATTGCTTCCAGCTTTCCGCAGGCTCTTGGGTGATAACTCCGTTGTGTGCCACGGATAGTGCGTCCGTGGATATGGGCTGGTTAAAGTTTAAGTCGCTTGTCGAATACCTACAATGCCCGATAAGTGCTAGGTTTTTGTTTTTGTCGAGGTAACTAGGAAAGTTTAGCTGAAAGTTGTCTGCTTTTTCTGGAGTTTTCTCCGTGAATACTTTTCCGTCTCTTGCATAGGAGATTCCAGTAGCGTGTAGCCCCCTTATTTGGGACTGATTAAATATGTTTCTTAAAAGTTGAAAGTCTGTAAAGCTAGGATTAACGCACAACGCACCTACTACAGAACACATCCTTACAGCTTAATAGGCTTGCCGTTATAGGAAAAGCTTTTTTCTTTAGCTATCTTTGCCTTAATTCTTTCTAGTACCGATGGCTTTTTCTTCATTTCTGCCACCTCCTGCTCGGTTAGGGTCTTATATTCGTCATCGTCCATTCGTTGTTCGATTTGATTGCTCATTTTACGATCTCTGCCTCGATTAGCGTGTGATAAACAAATTTATCTTCTCCTTTAAGAACTGATGCGACAGGAAGTTCCTTTCTGGTAACAGATGTAATTCTTAGCGGTGTTTCTGGACGAAGCAATACTTCTTTTTCCTTTAGAAATGAGGACGAAAAAGATGGCATCTTTACTCCGACTCCATCAGCATTTTTGACTTTAATTAAGACCTTAGAGCCGTAGTATTTTCTTCCCTCTGTTCTTCCCTGCATTGTTTTTTCATCCCAGTTGGAAAATTCTTCTGCGATTGTTTTGTCCAGAGAAAAAGAAGAGAATCCAAAGTCACTTATATTTTCACCTACCTTTGCAGTTTTGGCGAGCTTGTGTGCTTTGCTTTCGCTTAATGGCCTGTCTATATTTGTTTTAATTCCTCTCCATATTTCACTCTGTTTAATTTTAGGAGCTAAAACTAGTGCGGTTTCCATTAAAGCAGCCATTTGAAGAGCCTCTAGGTCTGGAGAATCTGATTTTCTACTCAAGTCTCCCATATCACGCAAGGATTTATTTACCTCTCTGTGTCCGTCTCCAGCATATTTGTGAAGGCTTTTTGCGATTTCAACTGCTTCTTCTTTGTCCACATTGTTTTCAGCAAATGATTTTGACCATCCTACTACATCCTGCTTGTATTCCTCGTCGTGTTCTCCGAGTGTATGCTCTCTTTTAGGTGGACCAATAACTTGCATAAATTCTAGTGCGTACCCTTGCTCTGTTGGATTTAGTTCTTTTTCGATAGCTTTGGCCTGCGTTAATTCTTCCTCAGAAATTCCCATTGGGGAAATTGGCATATTCTCGTCCTCATCGTAGATCGGCATTCCTTGTTCTGGCTCATTAGCCACAGCAGTACCTCCACCGCCTGTCCACTTTCCGCTTGAATCCCTATCTTGCGAGGGGTCATAGAATGAAATGATCTCAAATCTCTCCTTGCCCTCAATGGCTTCCTCAATCGAGACACGGAGAACATCTGCCAGATAGGATACGACATCGTCTATGGGCGGTTGATTAACTTGAAGCTTGATCGTCTGAACAAAAGCTTGCATCGGCTTTACTCCGATCTTTTCCCTAATCTTGTTAGATATTGCCCTTCCGACTCCCTTGCCACGATATTCCTTTGCCACTTGGTCGAACATTCCCCTCGTTGCAGAAGCTCCTGCAAGATAAGGAACAACTGCTGGATTTACTAGCCCACCAATAAGGATTTTATATCTGTCATTGTTTATGCCCCGAATCGCCCCGATTGCTCCTGCTCCGATAACACGAAGGGCATCGCCTGCTGTGTTTAGAAACTCCTTCCCCTCGCTACTTCCGAGCCACTTTTTAATCTCTGCCGTTTTTGTAGCTCCATACTTCCCTGCAATTTTCGCTCCACGGACTCCCTTGATGATTGTATTCACCCCATTTTTTACTGCCTCGCTTGCCACATCTGCCTTGGGATTTTGGGATTTTATTCTTTCGATAAACTTTCCTTCGGCTGATGCTCCGCTTCCAGCCCACTTCCCAGATTCGTCACGCTCTTGGCTTGGGTCGTAAAGAAGCGTTGCTCCTTGTTCCTTTAGTGATAATAGGTCGGCTTTTAGCTGTTCGAGATTTGTCTTATCCGTAATCGGACCACCCACAATCCAAGCATCGCAAGTCCGAAGCGAGGCACACTTAAAGTCGAATATCTCACAAAATCCAAGGTCGCCAGCCTGCTCGACTTCCTTGGCATCCATTCCTATGCCTTTTGTAATACAATCAATAAGTTTGCTTGTTTGATTGAAGCCAGCACAATTCCCGCATCGCATCGTCTTGGCTTCTTCCACAGACCCCTTGAAAATGTTTGCCTTCGTTTTCCAGTAGTCCTCATTCGGCTCTTTGGGATTGGCTGGACCATAGTGTGCTATATCAATAGCTTCCTGCCTGTTCGCTAGGTTCGCTTTAATGTCCTGCGTCTCAACTGGACATTCCCCCTCTTCGAGATTTGTTAGTTCGGATTCGTCAATAAGAATTGGAACAAAGATAGTTCCTTCTTCGAGATTTTTAACTGCGATAGGCTTTGGCTTTTCGCCTCCTTCAAAAATCCATTTTCTCACAGGCTTTGCGTCAAATATCATCATCTTTTTAATTGCAGATGGCAATACTTCTTTTTCAGATAGGAATACTTTATATGGGTCTTTGTCTCTTTTTTCCTCATACACACTTTTGAATCCAGATGCTACGACCTCAACAATTCCAAGAAGAACCTTCCCGCCTATTTTAGTTGCCTGCGGTGCTTTTAGGCATCCATATTCTAGTGCTAGTCTTTGATTATCTGTTGCGTAAACGCCTTTGCCGTGAACTCCATCTCTGGATGGCTTCAGCCCTGCTTCTCTAATTTTACCAAGAACATCGGCAGTTGTTCCGTGGTAAACAGTTGTTGTTCCGCTTAGACTTTCCTTGCCCTCTCCTCCGCTACCAGTCCACTTGCCAGAGCTGTCCCTAGCTTGGCTATCATCGTAAAACTCAATCTTTTTTGAGTTGTAAGAAAACTGGGTCACGGAGCTATTCTCCGTCACGAACTTTGTTAAGTTGCTCCACTATCTTTCTGGCTCTGGAGAACCCTGCATCCCCACCCCATCCGTGCCACGCCTGCCAGCCCTTGCCCTGCTCGTCCCAGCTTGAGCCCTTCTTATCCACTTCGTGCCGTGAGAAGAAAGCTAACATCCTGCGCCAAGTGCGGGGAGAGAGCTTCTTCTTTCCGATAATATCCCTAGCCCTTGCAAGACCAACTTGTGTCATTCCCCTGTCGCTAGCTGGCTTCTCCGCACGAACACGCAGGGCTGATTTCGCAGCATCAATCATTCCTTCTGATGGGGTCAGATCAATGTCTGCGAGCTTCTGCATTTCAATCGCATCCAAAATCATTTCTGCATCGCTTGTAGTAAAGTAAGGTGTGAGGTTTGTCCTTCTCGCTCTCGCTGGCACATCCTGTTCCCCCGCCACTTCTGATGCCGTTGGGTCAATTTTAGCTGTGGGAATTGTCGTTCCAACGCTCACCCCAGAGACAATCTGTGAAGCTTGTTCAACGCTAATCGTTGGGAAGGCAGAGGTGATAATGGCAACCGCACCATCTTTCGAGATCGCACCAACCGAGACAGCGTTCATTACATTGATCAGCGAGGATACCTGTGCCCCATTCAAGGAGGGAATATCGGTGACTACGCCTTGTGGCATCCCTTCTTGTGCTGGCATATCTGGCAGTTGCGTCTTCGCCAGTTCGGGCATCGGTGCTTGGGTTTTGAACGCATCTGAAATATTTTCCGTAGAAACTCCAAACTCTTTTGAAAGATCGTTGGCATATTTGACTTCGTAGGCTCTTTGACGCATGGCTTCTTCATAATCTTCTCCTTTTGCTCCGTAGATTTCAGACGCAGTACGAAGTCCAGCTTTGAACTCCGAGATGTTTGCCTGCGAATCACGACCTACATCAATCGTGCTGTCAGACGGATAAATCCATTTTCCAGTAGTAAAGTTAGCATTGGGTGGGATTTTCCCTCTCGAAATTCCGTCTGCGATAACAAGGTTCTTGATTTTGTCAAAAAAGCGAGCCTCAAAGATTCCCTGCCACCGCTTGAAGGTGCGAGAGGCAAGTGCCATCTCTAGGCGAACAGTCGGACCACCTAGCTTGGAAAGGTCGTAGCAGAATCCGAAAGGCAAGTTAAATGCAAGAGCAATCATATGAACAATCAAATCCACATAGCCTTGGAAGGCAGAAGATGGACGATTGCTCTCAAACATCTTCATCTCCGAGCCAGTAGGGATATAATTGATCTGACCCCTCTGCATATTCTCAATGTTCATCGTGTTGCCGTAGGAGTCTGTCTGTGCTTGGTTGAAATAGGATGCGGGATCGTCTGCTGATCCTGTGGCATTTGAGATTGTCATAATGCGGAAAGCAGCGTTTTTGACTGCCAGATTCTCAGCTTCCATCGTTTCGGCAAGGTCTTTGCAGTAGTTGATGACAGAGGCAAGATGGCTACGACCACGCACCTCATCCAAGCGAAGCGGGTCATAGATGAATAGGAAAGAGGATGCGGGTACTTCCTGCTCGTCCGTATAGAAGTTGCCCTGCGTCCTGCGGTAAACTTTATATGACTTTGTGCGTCCATGTTCGTCAAAGTTCACGCCACCGATATAGGACTGCGAAGATGTGGGATTATCAAACATTCCACCGATACGATCAGCTTCTACTGCTTGTAGTCGTAGGTCTGAATTGGGATCTACTTCATCTCCGATTGAGCTTTCCCTTGTAATAACAAAGCCAACATCTCCGTCACGAAGAACAGAGCGAAGTGCAAGGTGCGAAAGGGATTCAAAGTTCTGCCGTCCGAAGTAGTCACAACGCTTGCACCAGCTAGACCAGTAATCTTCATATGCCTGATCTACAACCCTATCGCCAGTTCTAGACATATAGCGGAAGTTGCCAAGTGCATACTGCGAAAATTTGAGAAGAATAGACCGAATAATCGGATTGTTATCTTCAAGCTCACGACCCGCACGAATCAGCTGAAGCCTCTCGTATGTGGAGTAATAGCTTTCACCACCAGACAATGGCCGAGATGGAAGTCTGTCACGGCTGGGATAAGCACCAGCGAAGCGAGTAAACTCCGTAAGCTTACACTTGTCGGCGAGTCTCTTTAGCCCAAACTTGGGATTTAGAGTGCTGATGGCTTTTTCGAGGAAGTTTAGCTGTGCCATAAATTATTTTCTATACCAAGTATCCGATGTTTTTTCGCTCCAAACTTCCGCAATTTCATTGATTGCATCTGCTAGGTTCTCAAAGTAGCCAGCGTTTTGGCTTACTGCTTTAGAGCTACTTTTAGATATTTGCCGTGAAATGGATTGAACTTTATCTGAAGCTCTGCCAAGAAGCTCATAAAACTTGTGAGGCTGATCTTGCCTTGCTTGATCAATAGCTTCCATTACGGATTCAACCCTATCCAGAGCATCGGATATTGCAGGCTCATCATCTTCTCCAGTAACATTCTTTAATGCTCTTTCATGGTGATCTTGAATAACTTTTATAACATCTGTTTTGTTGGTAAGGATTTGTTCTTGGGCATCTGTTACAAATGATGTTCCGCTTTTATTCGATCCGTATTCCCCCGCACCACCCGCCCACCTTCCAGACTCATCCCTAGCTTGGGTTGGGTCGTAAAAGTTAATAGCCTTATCAAGCATTCCGATAACCTCTTGAATTTCTTCCATTTTTTTCTTGCAACTTCCGCTTTCGTAAGGCTTCATACCAGCCACAGGCTCGTACCCCTCCCAGCATCTTCCCTCGTCTTTGCCCATTTCTTCCTTCGTGGCTTTCTTGCGGAGAAGGTCAATATTGTATCCAAGCTTCTGAATATACTGCATCGCATCGTCATAGTAGTGAGCAACGATGTTTGTGTCTGTGGTCGGAGGGATTTTGGTATTCACTTGGTAAGCCCGAGCGATGGCTTCCTTCGGCTCTTTGACTAGTTCATCGTGAACCCGATAATATTCCTTCACATCTTCCTCGCTGGATGGATGCTCTGCCCTTGTGATTTTATGAGATAAATCCATCAGTTGCTTGAAAAGACTGACGGCTTTGCTTGAAGAATCGAGCATTTCAATGGCTTTGTCGAGTAGGTTTAGAATATTCATAGTGTCTCCTTATCCCAATGTCAGCAGATATTTGAGCCTATTCAAGTCACCGACAATCTCATCTCTGATATTTAACAGATCGGTGTCTGTTGGCTTAATGCTTTTGGGAAATTCGCCCATAAGAAAATCAATGGTTTGGTTGGCTAGTGTAACACCGCTACCATCCACAAGATTGTTTAGGGTTATGTTGAAGTTTTCCGTGGCGTAGGCTCGTCCATACTTTCCGAAGTAAGTTTCGAGAAGTTTATCAATAGCCTCGTCCAGTATCTCGTAGATTTTCCCGAATGACTTGTGATGAGCGTAGCTTTTAGTCTGCCAATGATAGATTCGAAATTGGTTCTGCACATTTAAAAGCCGTGATACTATCACATCCCCATTGTTGCTTGGCACCGCATCTAGCTCGGTCTTGCGTTCCTCGACCTTTGAGATCAATTTGTCGATATATTTCATATTAAACGCTATTTATATCACCTTTTTAGATACGATTTCCGTTCGAATAGTCGGGGAATGTGCGGTTGATTCTAGTCCTCGGACCACCCAAACGATTGATCGCAGCTGTGCATTCCATCACGGTATTCTGAAGTTCTTGCAGATTTGCTCTCGTAAGTTGCCGACCACCAATACTATATGAAGCACCAGTTTTGAGGATAGCTTCGATTGCAGTCAGCGTATCCGTGCGAATCTGTGTAACAGTTGCCAGATCCAATCCATAATAAACCCCTTGTACGGCCATGCTATTTATATCCCTGTCAACTTATTCATTGGGTTCTTTCCAAATTTGCCCTTTTTTATCAAGATCACAAGACAAAAGCATAACCTTGTTGTAGAACCCATAGCCTATGCCTGTTTTCACCATAAAGAGGCTATATTTATCCCCTATGTGGTAAAGAATCCAAGATAAGAAAAGCCTCATACTTTCTCCAGTTCTATCTTATCCATCTGTTCAACCTTCTCTTCAGCCAGCCCATCCTGCGGAACTGGCATACATCCAGATAACATCGCACCCACAAGGTTCATACACTCGCAATCTCTCAAGTGATTGTCCTTCTTAACCCGATGCCAGATGAGTCTTGTTCGGCCAGTAAGAGGATTGTACTTGGGTCTTTTTACCTCTGCGTTCATATGGTTGTGCCAATCGTCGGGTGCATCGTCTGGGATTTCCCACTTGCCCATTTTGCCAGTACGAAGCATCTGCACCATATCTTTAATGGTTGGGTTTGACCAGCGGATAACAGGACACCTTGGCCTCGCAAGACCTTCTGATTGTGCGTTGCGATTTGTTCCAGACAAAGGATCGCCCCACTGCATCGAGGAATATGGTCGGTTTACTCGCATCTTACCGCTAGTATGGGCAAAAAGCGGAGCATCGCTACCGAGTAAACAAGTCCAGCCGTAGCGACAAGCCTGATAATAAACATCCCTCGTCTGATCTGCCGAATCCACAAACACCATTTTATCATCCACTTTCCAATCCAGTTGTGTTGCTCGCAGGGAATCCCAAGTCTCTAGCCTCCCACACCACTCCAAGCGGGACGAACCATCCAGCTTCCACGCACGAATTGTGACCCACATATGGAACCCGCCAGCCTCTTGAATATCGGCAGAGATGATTCTTCGCTGAGAGTCTTTCCATTGTTCCCCCATCCTGTACCCAGAGCCAGATACCCGCACAGGCTCTTCGTCATTCTGCTCCACCCAAGGCTGTCCGAGAACTGAATTAACAAAGTCTTGTAGCCCCATAATGCTTTTCTTGTCATTAATAAACTTTACAGCCAGCTTTCCGAATGTCTCCCAAGGGCTATACAAACCAGACAAGTGATAGGATTTGATGTTCGGTTCTGGGTTTGGATTGGCAGGCTTCCACTTTCCGAGCCGTAGCATCTTGGTTTTGTGTCCGTCTGTGATCTTTCCCTTGCAACTAGGACATTCGTAATACGCACTAGCCCGAACTCTCTCATTGTCCCACTCGCCATTTTCTCCCTTTGCTGTGGCATCCCACTTCACATTCGGCCAAGTAAGAACTTGGGTTTCCGCACAGAAGGGGCAGGGAACATGGAAGTATCTCTGATCTCCTCGTAAGAATGACTGCCAGATGTAGCCAAACTCCGTGGTGGGCGTGGAAGTCTGAACTGTTAGGGAAAGCGGATAGGTTCGGGTGCGAGCCTCTGCCAGTTGAATAGCTCCTGCTTCCTTTGAAGATGCCTCTGCAAATTTGTCCGTCTCGTCACAAATCAATAAGCCTACACTACGAGAGCTAAGATTAGCTGGCGAGTTACTGCCAAAAAACCAAAGCGACATTTTATCAAAATGTTGCTCCATCAGCTTGTACTTATCTGTGTTTGAAGGCTTGTGTCGTGAAAGCACAGGACAGTCATCGACCATCGGTAGCCAGCGATATTCCGAGAAAGACCTAGCCAGATTTTCGTTTGGCATTACCCACATCGCAGGCACAGGAGCCATATCCAGCTTGTAGGCTAAACCAGCGAGGATTGTAGTTGTTTTTGCCGTCTGTGCCCCCCAACAGAGAACCATCGTTCTCACCCTATCATCACGAAAGTCCTCCAGAGGCTCACGCACATAGGGAGTCAGAATTGTGGAATATGGTCCAGCACTCGAGGAAACACGCTCTGAAAGGTAAAGATTTTCTTCTGCCCACTCTCTGACTGATGGTGTTTTCTTTGGCGACCACATCCCATCCACGAATTGCTCTAGCTCTAGTTCGGTCATAGGGAAAGTATTGTCATGCTACTCATACTCTGCTTCTCACTTATAACTTTTACTTGATCCGAGTAAAGGATTTTCTCAGATTCCGTCTGACAAACCACCAGCCTAACAAATTTTAGGTAGTCAAATGCCCAATTTATTAGGGCGTCTTCCATTGGCATATTATTAAATACTATGTCTCTGGATGGTGATTGCCTCCACAAATACAAAACTCCCTCTCTGGTTACATCGTAGGTTCTGGGAACTTCTGGGGCTATGCCAATCCAAGTCCGTGTATGGTAGTTTCCTAGCTTCTGAATGACCTCAAACGAGGCTTGGGGCGTAGAACCGCAGACTGTGATCGGAAATCCGTTGCTGCTTAAAAACTTCTTATTCGTTAAAAGTCTGCTTGTGTTTGGGGAGAAGTAATAAATATGCGGGATAAGTCCGTTATAAAAAGAATTCGCAGCTACAAGTTGAGTTTCTTTTGAGTGTTTTCCGTTAGGCTCTCCACAGCCTATGACGGCAACTTCGCTCCTAAGAGTAGACTGGTTGTCCTGCTCCTCTGATTCGCTTTTTGACATTATCTAGTTCTTCCTTAGCAGTCCCGCACTTTAACATGTTCTCCCGATAGTAGAACACGCAACTGATTCTTTCGTGTGGGACACCCTCCTTGGGAACTAGAGGAGTGTTGCCGTGCCATTCGTGAACATCACATAAAATGACATCGCCAGTACGCATATCGCAAGCAACTCGATACTTTGGGAAAACAAGATAACAGCCAGCATATCCACCAGCGGAAAAGGCAGACATAACTCCGAAGCCCTCTGCCAAATCACCTTGGTCTTTGTGAACCGCAGTCTGCCAGTTCTTATTGACTGTGATGGTGGTAAAGACTGTATTGGGAATTACCCACTCTTGCGATGTGGAGTCACATTTTTCTTTCTGTGCTTTCCAGCGTTCGGGTACTTCTTTTTCAAAAACAGAGCTGATTGTTTGGATTAAGGGGATTGCCTTTGCGAATTTCTCTGGATTTGCGTTATTCCAAGAAGTTGTACGACAATAGGGGAATCTTGCGTTGCGATCCATAGATCCCATCACTCCCGACAAAACAGGGATTGCTACGCTTGTTTTGCTGATTGTGCCGTCAGCCAGCATCCTTTGTGCCCTCACACCGAAGCCTTTGTTGGTTTTCGCACTTTTGATCAGACCATACTGCTTTGCTTTCTCATCTGTGAGAATCCCGCCAGCCATTCCTCTGTTTTCGTTGGGGGTAGCAGCTGAGCGAACAGATTCGTATGATTTCTGGCATAGCTCGATAGGTAGTATGCCTTTGCGGAAACGCATCAGAAGTGTGCCGTCTGGCTTGTAAACCTCTGCATCCTCTTGGATGAGGTGGTCATAGCAGTTCTCAGGGAGATGTGTTCCCCCTAGTTTATCTACTTCCTCATCGGGCAGGCAAGTTTCCAGCTTGATAATCTTCATTAACCTACTTTACCTTGTCAAACCTTGGGTGCAAGGTCTTGAAACGCTTTTTCAACGCAGGCTTTGATTGTGTCCGTTGCCGTTTCTGCTTTCCAAGTGTCTCCGAGCTTTCTGACTTTTTCGAGGAATCCATCGTGTTCCTCGTTTGTAAGATAGATTGGAACCATTCGGATTGAAGATGCGGGAGGAATATACTCGCCAGCGTCAATATCCCCTCCTCCAGCTTGAGCTTGCTCTGCATCCAAAGCCAATGGACCATCGGGAATTGTAGCGGACATAAGGCTCTTAAGGTTTTCATCTGAGAAGCCTGTAAGCTGAAGATCGATCTGAGAAGTGTCAATATCTTCGAGCAAGTCTTTGAGAGCTTCCGTGTCGAACTCTCCAGCCATATTGTTAAGTGCGAGATTGGCTGCTTTTTCTTTTTCTTCAGAAAGGTCAACGAGCCAAACATCAATTTCTTCCCTTCCCATGGCTTGATAGATTTTGAATCTCTGGTGTCCTCCGATAATGGTATTTCCAGTTCGGACATTGACTGTGATTGGTTGCAGATCCCCAAGTTCGGAAAGACTCTTGGTGAGGCGACCAAGTGCCTCGTTGCTAATTTTTCGAGGATTGTATTCCGCACCCTTGATTTCATTTAGCTTGATCTTCCTAATGCACGGATAGCTAACTTCATTTTTCTTGCTCATCTTCTAGTTTTACCTCTTTTTCTTTCCTTTCGTCAAGCAATTTTGTTTCTCCGAACGAACCTTTTGTTTTGTGGATAACTGCTATAACCTTTTCAATTCCCTCCGTTATAACTTCCTTGGCAAGTTCGGGGTCTGTGGGGTTTGCTCTGCGACAAAGGCTGGATGGCAAGCCTTCCATAAGGTTGCGAATCGTGGTCATGTATCGGGACATAATGCTACGAGCCAGATCCGTGCCAATTACCGCACCAGTTGCTCTCTGCAAACTCTCTACTTTCATCTCTGCGTCCAGTCGGCCACGCAAAGCCTCCCTGTGTGCCTTAACCAAGTTAGGTAGCCTAGCGTGATCTCTGTTTGCCTGTGCTTGGTGAAGCAGGGCATAAGCAACTTTTTCGCTTTGCTTGGATCTAGCCAGACAACCATATATATCGTCCCTTAATAAATCGCTCCCAGACGAACCCCCCGCCTCCGCTTCACTATCTTCCAACAAAACCCCCGCTGGCGGGGCTATAAAGCCCTTAGGAGGCCTTTCACGATTGGCCTCACGCCATTCCGTAGCACCTTCGATTGTCTCTTGTGGCATGCCTTTTTGCTTAAGTTTGCTCACATAGCTGATGGAAGTGCCCCACGCTTGCGCAATTTCAGTTAAACTTACCATTTCCAAGAAGTTTTATGTCAAAAATGCTGAAGGTCAAACAAATTCAGCAGTAAAACCCGCTTTGCATTTCTCCTTAATGTTTTTAGACGACAAAGTCTAGGAAAAGGGTCGGGGCTTCGCCAACC